GACCAGGCAACATCGCAATCAAACGGAGCTGATCATGGGCATGGGTTATTCGCCGTCAAAGGCAATCATCATTACTGATACAGCAGCGCACACTGGCAGGTTTTACAAGGTGGAAGCCTTGAAAAATGCAGTTATTGCCGCAATAACTTCTGAAGGCATCACTGAAAACGGATCAGGCGCCCCGTCTGCAGTTGACCTTCACCATGGTGCTTGCATTGAAGGCGTGCTTTTTACTTCAATTACTTTGACCTCTGGTCATGTCGTTGTTTATAGCGTCTGATGGGACTTGCTCAATCCCTTGGGAAAGTGGCCGGAACAGTCATCGCAAAGTTCGGCGGTGATGTGACGGTTCGTTACGTTTCTGCAGGCACTTATAACGCCACAACAGGCGCAATTACTGAGACAGCCAGCGACACCGATGTCAAAGGTGTGTTGGAAGGCGTGAGCGTTCGTGAGGTAAATGAGCTTATCCAGCAAGGCGATAAACGCTTGACGGTTGCGGCTACCGACCTGCCATCAGCTCCTGAAACGAAGGATCGCGTTGTGATTAGCACGATTGTGCATCAAATTATTCGCGTTGAAACCACAGAGCAAGACAACACGGCGATCACTTACGAACTAATCCTGAGGGCATAACGATGGCACGCAAAATTCAGCTCAATCAGGTCGCACCGTACTTTGCCAAGCAGGTTGAAACGCTTGTAAAGGTCACAACGTTTGAAGCCTTGGCGCGGGTTAAAACTGAAACGCCTGTTGATAAAGGTACGCTGCGTGGGGCCTGGCAGCCTAAATTCAACGGTCCGTACGAAGCTGAATTAATCAACAATATGGAATATGCCGAACCTGTTTGTTATGGCACTAACCTCCCTCCTTCATGGAAAGGCGAATACAAAACACGGCAAGGCACAGTTCCGGGATTTCCTGACTTGATTGCTAAAGAACTTGAATCATGGGCCGAAAAGGAATATCAAAAAATTGTTAAAGGTATGGGCTGATGGCTGCTGCTGATCTCAATGCAATTAGGGCCACCATCGAAGGCAGGCTTGCAACAGAGCTGGCTAGCAGCCCTGCCATACCGGTTGTGTTTCACAACATGGCGTATGAGCCAACGCCTAATTCGTCATGGGTGCAATGCCTTGTCAGCTTTGGCGCAAGCGAGTATTTAAGCCAAGGACTTACAAGCAATTCTCAAAATCGAATTGTCGGTCTTGTTGTAATCAGCATCTTTTCAGCCAAAGGTGTTGGCCCTGGAGCCAATTTCATCGTCGGCAAAAGGATTCGAGACCTTTACAATAGGGTCATTGTGTCGGGGATTTTCTTCGACGCTGCAACAGGTCCAGAGGCGTTGCTTTCAGCAGCACCCGAGGGCTACTTCCAAACCCAGGTCCGTGTGACCTTTGAATCCATCGAGGAACTCTGACCATGGCAACAATCCGAGGCGAACAAGGCGCCGTTCAATTTGAAGCTGCTGGAGGCAGTAAAGCAACAGTTGTAGGCACCCGCAGTTGGAGCCTTTCAACCACTAAGGAAACGCTTGACACCACAAAGCAGGGTGACACTTTCCGTAGTTTTATCGGAAGCATGATCTCTGGGTCTGGCAGCGTTGAATTGGTTTACGACCCTGACGCAACTGGCCAGGCTGGTTTTCTGGAAGATGTGATCACGGCTGCTGATCCTGCTGATGCAACTTTTGAGTTGTTTACAACAGGTACATCGTCTGGCACGGATTCGGTCAGTTTTGCTGGCATCCTTACGGACATGGAAATCACCTCTGCCGCTGGTGAATTAGTCGTTGTGTCTTGCAACTTCATCACTAGCGGTGCAATCGCCATGAACCTGGAGTGATCTAAGGCTATGATTTAAGCGCAAGCTTTTATTAAATGGCTCAAAATCGCACCGTCGATCTGCTGGTTGGGGCGTTTGATCTCAACCAGCGCCGCAAGTTTGAACTAGAAAACGCTGAAGGCAAGAAAGTTGTAGATCTGTTTTTCAAACCGATCACACGCGCTGACCGCAAGAAAGCACAAAGCCTTTCCAACACCGAAGAAGCCTTAGACATCAGCACGCAGATGCTGTGCCAGATGGCAGAGCTTGAGGATGGCTCAAAAGCGTTCTCCTCTGCTGATGCTCCCAAGCTGCAGCGGCAATTACCTGAGTCTGTACTAAACGAACTTGAACTGTTCTTGTTTGGCCTTGGTGAAGAGGCTGACCTTGAAGAAGCAAAAAACGACTAAAGCAGGACAACTGGCTCAATTTTGAGTTCTTTCTGTCCTGCGAACTGGGAATGACGCTTAGCAGGCTTCGCACGGAACTAACCGATGCGGAGCTTGTGCATTTTGCTGCGTACTACGAATTGAAGGGTGAACGGGAACAGCAAGCAATGGATCGCGCAAAGACAAGACGGCGGTAAGATTGAGGTATTGCTAGAGGCGCTGTGGCAGAAACGAGTATTCGCTTTAAGGTTGAAACTCGCGACGCCAACAAAAAGGTTGCGCAGCTAGAGAGGCAGGTAAGAAAATTAGAAGTAGCCGTTGTAAAAGCTGGCGGGACGACTAGGACAGCAGGCGCTGGATTTAAGGCTTTTGGCAGCAGTGCGCAGGCAGCATCAATTGGCGTTAAAGGGTTTGGAGCAGCACTATCAGCAGCACTTGGTCCTGTAACGGCGGTAGTTGCAGCGGTTGGCGGCTTAAGTCAAGTCTTTGGTGTTTTAAAAGCCCAAGATTTTGCAGAAGCAAAAGTCAGAACTCTTGGAGTTAACAGTGAAGAATTAAAAGGGCAGCTTGCAGGCGTGAGCAGAGAACTTTCCGGCCAAGCCAGCGTTTTAGATTTAACTTCTGCGGCCTATGACGTGGCGTCGGCTGGATTTAACAATGCGGCTGATGCGTCGTTAATTTTAAAAGCGGCAAGCCAAGGCGCCACGGGTGGCTTTTCTGATCTTAATACCGTTGGAGATGCAACGACCTCTGTTTTAAACGCTTACGGGTTAGAGGCTGACAAGGCTGCCAAGTTGGTTGATGGCTTTATTCAACCTCAAAACGACGGCAAAATTGTCATTGGTGAGTATGCAGCCAACATTGCAAAAGTAGCTCCTGTTGCGGCTGCTTTAGGTGTGCCGCTGGAAGAAGTCAACGCTGCTGTGGCTCAGATTACAGCAGGCGGCCAAGGTGCAGAAGTCACGTTCACCGCACTGAAAACGGCGTTTGCACAAGTAGCAGCAGGCAAGGTTGGAAAAGAGTTTGAAGCTCTTGGCGTCGAAATTAACGCTTCAACTTTGAAGTCTGATGGTTTAGCTGGCACTCTTGAAAAGATCAAAAAATCAGGTGCTGACGCTGGCACAGTAATCAAAGCCTTTGGCACAGAGGCAGGCCCGTCAATCTTGGCACTGCTAAATAACACAGAGAAATACAACAAATTGCTTGAAAATCAGAAGAACGCCCAAGGAGCTGCCAGCAAGGCTGCTTTTGAAGCTTCTGACACGATCGAAGGTTCTATCAAAAGATTATCGACAGCCTTTCAAAATATATTTTCAGATGGTTCCGAGCTTGGGCTATTGCTTAAGTCCACATTTCAAGTTGCAGCCGTCACTGTTGAGCTTTTTGGCGTTGCTATCAAAGCAACGCTAGCGCCATTTAGGGCAATCATTGGGGCCGTTTCAGAAATTCATTCAGCTATTGCTAGTGCGCTTGGCGTAACTGGTGTCAACGTTGCGTTTGAGCTAGAAAAAGCTTACCAGCAAGTCCTTGGGGTTTTTCTTGATATAAGTAACTTTGTCGTCGGTCTTGGTATACAGCTAGGCAAGTTTATTGGGGCTCAAGTAACAAACGCTTTGAATGCTTCTAAAAATATTCGAAACGGTATTCTAGGCGCTTTTAGCGGGGTATTTGAGAAAGTAGCGGGCTTTATCCGCAACGCTTACAACTTAATCCCTGAGCCAATTAGAAAATTTATTGAGGGGCAATTTTCAGGCGCTCAAACATTTATTGCAGAAACTGTAGCTTTAGGGCAAGGCGTAGCAGGAGGAGCCCCAACCCCTGGCCAAGTGCAGCACCC